TGAGACATTCTCTCAGTATGAGCAGCTTGGCACGAAGATCTATTTCACGCACCCGTACAGCTCATGGGAACGTCCTCAGAACGAGCGGCACAATGACCTCCTGCGGGATTACATCCCAAAGGGGACATCGATCGAACGCTACAGTGACGAAGATGTTCTGAGCATCGCGGACGAGCTGAATCAGCGTCCACGCCGTATTCTGGGGTATCACACTCCAGCAGAGCTCTTCGACCATTTTCTCGATGAAGTCTATGCTATTGAGAAATATTCCTGATTGGAACAATTGTTCAATTTGTACTTGCAATTATCCAATCGAAAAAATCCCTTCCTATAGCCTCAACCCAGTAAACAGTAGTGTTTCAAGGCTTTCCCAATATATAGTGGTTTGTAAACATCAAAACTGCTATACCTTCCGTGACATCAAGCATACCGTCTCGACGTGGCTCGACGGCCTGAGATGAATGTCCCGGCCCCTCAATTAGCTCCGCTCGTTTGCGGGAACTGGTCGAGGCAGGAAATAAGTGTTTTGATACGCGCCCTCCGTTCGCGGGAACATGTCCATCTACTTTTCTACCTATAATACCGAACAGAATAAGTCCCATCGTCTCAACCTGCTCGATGGCACTTCTGTTCTATGCTGCCAAGGTCTCAACCTTGCTCCTGGATGTATTTAACTTGGTCGGTATCTTAGTCGCTTTACTTGGTCGGTCAGCGACCAAGATCATTCTTATTGAGTCTGATAAGAATACGTCAGTATCTGCATTTCCCCTGTTTCACTGCTTCTGGCTGTTGTGTCTTCAACATCCGGTAATAATACTGAGATGATAATACATTCCGCTGCAACGTCCGTACACTCCAGCCCTCCTGAAAAGCCTCGTGTTCGTACCAGTCTCTTGCCCGACGGTCTTTCACCTGCAGAAGAACACAATAATGTGTCCATGATAGAAGCCGATCAGATTTTCCACTCACTGAGTGGAAAATCTCAGGGTACTCTTTATAAAAAGAATAAAAGTTATACAGATTCGTCTTTGTAAAACCATTTCCGTTATGGCGCTTCTGTTCTATCCTGCCATGGTCTCAACCTTGCTCCTGTATGTATTTAACTTGGTCGTTATCTTAGTCGCTTTACTTGGTTGGTCAGCGACCAAGTTGTTTCTTCCTATACTTCTGATTCCGGTTACGTGGCTTATCGGGAATCGTCATTTCTATAGCTCCTAGCGCTAATGCTGGATTCAGATAGTTCTTGCGGAACGTCGGCCTATGAGAGAGATCTAGTCTCTCCATGATTTGAGCAGCTGACAGTTCCTCATCACCAAGAACATCAAGCAATTTCTGTACGGAAGGATTCGTTTCTTTAGCCTTTTCATCGGCATTGCCCACGACTGTCGTTCCTGTCAGCGTGTCAAGAATGATCCCCAGCAGGAACTCAACAAAAGCACTGCTATCAGATTGCCTGTCCGATTTACCGAGCGCACCATAGTACTCCTGCTGCCGAGAGCGAATCAGTTCCTCGATCGGCAGCCAGTAGAATATCTCATTCCATTTCCCCAGAAGCAGACTATGCCACATCCTGCCCATACGCCCATTCCCGTCTGTAAATGGATGAATAAACTCGAACTCGTAATGGAAAATCGCACTACGGATCAATGGGTGTATCTCCGAGGATTGGTACCAGTCGAACAAATCCTGAATTTCTCCAGGTACAAGTCTCGCGGGAGGTCGAGACATGGCAGAACCGCCCACTCCAGCCATTCTACCCATTTGCTTTCGTCGACTGCATCTATATGTCGCTGCGCACGGAGTACGGCATTCAGCAGGCCGCTGTCTATGTCATGCTCGCCTACGATGTCAATGGTCGTAAGGATGTCCTGGTCCTCTGGATCAACGAGACAGTACGCAAGATCATGTACACGACCAATGCCATCGAGAGCGTCAACTCGAGCTTTCGCAAGGTGACGAAGAAAGGTGCCTTCCCCAATGAGGATGCCGTTTTCAAGATTTTCTACCTGCACGTCCTGGAACTCTATAAAAAGTGGAAAGGGCGTCACATTGCGAATTGGGCGATGGTCCGGAACCGGCTGCTCATGGATGATAGGATGTCACAGCTCATGCAACAATATGATGTTGCTTATTAAATCGATTTACACAAAACTCTTGACACACCCCCGTATTGCTGCATTTTCGCAGCGAAACATATAAAAAATTTGACAAAACGCAGCGGATTGAGTATACTTAAATACGAGGTGGCATTATGAGCAGTTTAGGAGAACACTTGAAAGACTGTCGGAAGAAGCTTGGACTGAGCCTGAAAGCGGTCGAAGAAAAAACAGGAATTACAGACTCAAGGCTGAGCAAGATTGAAAATGGTCAACGGAGCTGTCCGGGCAAGGAACTGCGCCTTCTTGCGGAGGCATACAACGAACCCGTTGTTTCTATGTTTCTGACTGCTGGTTATCTCATTCCCGATGATCTCAAGGAATACCAATACGTCTTCCATGGCGTTGAAAGGCTGGATTCTGACGAGCGTCAGCATATTCAGGACGAGATTGATTACATGATCAGAAAGAAGGATACGCCGTTATGATTTTCAGATTAGGAGAACTCTTCTGCGGTCCGGGCGGAATCGCGTGGGGAGCCATGAATGCAGATATCGGCGACCCGGAATATCAAATAGTACATCAGTGGGCGAACGACTATGACGCGAACACCTGCAAAACGTATACGGAAAACATTTGCAAAGACAAGCCCGAAACGGTTTACCACGAAGATATACGAAAATTCAATATGGATAAGCTCGCGCCAATCGATGCACTGGCTTTTGGCTTTCCCTGCAATGACTACAGCGTCGTCGGAGAGCAAAAAGGCATGGACGGCGTGTACGGTCCGCTCTATTCTTACGGGGTAAAGGCACTGAAGAAGTTCAAACCGCAGTGGTTCCTTGCTGAGAACGTCGGAGGGCTGAGAAACGCCAATGAGGGCAAAGCCTTCACAAAAATTCTGGCTGAGCTTCGGGATGCGGGGTATACGCTGACTCCGCACCTCTATAAATTTGAGGAATATGGAATCCCGCAGGCAAGGCACAGAATAATCATTGTCGGAATAAGAAATGACATCGATGTAACATACCATGTCCCTTCAACTGCTCCGTATGCCGGAATTGACAACACCTGCAAAACAGCAATTGAAGTACCGCCTATTCCGAAAGATGCTCCAAATAACGAGAGAACGCGTCAGTCCGCCATCGTCGTAAAACGCCTGGAGCATATACTTCCGGGGCAAAACGCATTCACGGCAGATCTGCCGGATGAATTGAAACTGAATATCAAAGGCGCGCGAATCAGTCAGATATACAAACGCCTTGACCCGGACAAGCCTTCCTATACTGTTACGGGGAGCGGCGGCGGGGGAACGCACATTTATCACTGGTCGGAGCCGAGGGCGCTTACCAACCGCGAAAGAGCAAGGCTTCAGACGTTTCCTGATACCTATGTGTTCTACGGAAGCAAAGAAAGCGTCAGAAAGCAAATCGGCATGGCAGTTCCGTGCAGAGGAGCAAAGATTATTTTTGAAGCAATCCTGAAATCCTTCGCCGGAATTGACTACCCTTACACAGAAGCAAATATTGATGAATAAAAAATGCCGGAGAGCATGCTACAGTTCTCCGGCATTTTTTATTCTTCTGTGATCTCATGGTAAAGCCTGCTCAGATTCTCTTCCGCAGAGCCTTTCTTCAGCTGACATTCCCATATAGTGAATACACGCCAGCCCATTTCCATCAGGAGCTTTTTGTTTTCTTTGTCGCGTTCCACATTTCGATTTATCTTTTTGCGCCAGTATTCTTCATTTGATAAAGGCCAAACGAATCTTCCGCAGTCATGGTGATGCCAGAAGCATCCGTTCACGAATACCACAGCCTTATATTTTGCAAGGACGATATCCGGACATCCGGGTAGTTTTTTCACATTTTTTCTGTACCTCAGTCCGCGGGAAAATAGATACTTCCGCACTTTTTCTTCGGGCCTCGTGTTTTTGCTTCGGATATGCGACATATTCATACTGCGGACTTCCTTTGTATGATTGTCAGCCATGCCTTATTTTTCCCCTTTGCTTACTGAAAAGTCCATATAATACTGCTCGTCATCGATTTTATAAAATGAAACATCTCTTCTCCCATAAGCGTCAAGATCCTTTGTATGTACATAGGCGCCGTTTGCCAGTCCAAGACGGTTTCGGAAATACTCGCCGAGCTGAGCATTGCTTGCAGGGGTAGTGATTGCCTTGTCTCCCTCCTGTTCCACGCGGAGAAGGAGCGTATGATGATCGTCCGTGACTACCAGAAAATGCCGTTTTTCCAAGGGAAAGAATCCGCTCCGTGCAATCTTTCTCGGAAGTGGAATATAAGCCTCATTCGGATTCCTCTTTTTTCGCTGTCCCCAGTTCAGTCCAGACTTCTTTCCCGGCTCTTTTGTCTTTTCCACAACAAGCGAAAGGCAGACATAGTTTGGATCGTCCGTCGTTAAATCTGCGACCGTAGGAAGAGGAGACGCTACGATTGGAACATAATCCTCCACTTCGGAATTGACGCAGTATGTTGAATTATCGACGGCCGCCTCGTATGTTTTGTAAGCCGCAGACGCGCTTCTTTCTGATACAGAGCCGCTTCCGCCTTTTAGAAGCGAGCTCTGTGTAAAATCATATGAGCATGAAAATGCCGTTACAGGGGTTTCGCCGTCCATCCATATATAAAGATTTCTTTTTGAAATTAGAGCGCCATGATAATAGTTACAGACAAAGCTGTTGGACTTTCCTTTTCGGAAAGCCCTGTGAAGTTCTATAAACGCATTGTGATTTGTCTGCAGTATCCCTCGTTCGAGAGAGGAAGTTATAATCAGTTCTATGGAAATATCGCTGATCTTATTTTCTTCATACGTCTTCAGGAGCCATGACGCCATATTCGGCGAGGCCTTATCTGACAATATGCACAGCCTGTCTGCTCCCAATGAAATCGGATCAAAGAGAATTTTCTGCGCTGTGTTGGAGTACTGACCCGATGCCATGATGATTATCCCTCCTCTTCAAAAACGTCGTAGTACATAATTCCTTCCGGCAGTTTTATGTTTGGCACCCACAGCGGTCTGCCGCCCCAGCCTTTTTCGCCCGTGACCTGATACATGGTCAGCACAGTTTTGCTTGGGAACGAGCCGCCGAGCTTCCAGTCGTTCGGCGACAGCAAAGCGCCGGTTCCCTGTGCAACGTTTCTTCCTCTGCGTACAATCAGAATTCCTTGTGCGGTTGGGGTCTCCGCAAGGATGGTGTCGAGAACAGACTGAAATGCGTCAATCTTAAAGTCCGGTCCGGAAGAAATATGAGAAAGTATCTCCTTGATCATTCTTAAGCTGACTTGATAATATGGATCACTGTCAGAAAAGCTTTCCAGCAGTTTTGAAATGCCTTCAATCGAGTCATTGTCCGGGTAAAACGGATAATAGTTTGTCCCTCCGGATATGACGGCGACATGATCGTTGTCGAGAACATTCTTCCTTGTGGGATTCAGCCCTTCCGGATAATAGACCTTTACATTATCTATACCTTTTTCTACCTGCGCAATAATCGAATTGTTTGTGGCGTTTATATCTGCGAACAGCTTGTAAAGACGCTCGTCTATATAAACCATCATCATGCCGGGATCTCTGTCGTAGCCAAACATCCGGCTGTGCTGCCACATGGTATCTGCCTGCGGCTTTTTGCTCGTCCGGGTGTAGTAAATTGTCTGGAGACCGGGGAATGTGACGCCGCGCCCGAGTGTGTTTCCGCCGACGACAAAACAGCATCCAGAGGAGTATTCATCGCTTTCAACGTCCGTTTTGCCGTTCATTATAAGGACTTTGACGCCGCCCAACAGAAGGTCTCTCGATTTCATGAGTACTTCTTCAAATGGAACCTTCTGCGATTTTTCTGGTGTGAAGCCTTCATACTGCCTGCGCACTTCTTTTTCAAATTCCTCGGTGTTGTCACGGCACCAGTGAAGTTCTTTGTTAATGTTGTCTGCGTACCTTTTGTGCGCGGCTACACGTACGCTTGGATGCAGAAGACAGTTTGAAACCTTTCCGCCGGAACACAAAATCTGGGCGGAAACTGCCAGGTGTCGTATTACGACATTCCTGATTGGGTTCTCAAGGGTATCAAGATACGTTATACATGCAGGTTTTCCTTCTGCAGGAAAGAAAAAATCACCGCCGAGATACGCGCTTCCCGGCTGGAAGTAATAAGTAAAGTATGGATGCCATCCGGAAACCATCGTCTGCAGGAAAATTGCCTGCGGCGTTCCCGTCACCTGCAGATAAAGGCTGCTTGAAGCACCGTTCTTAATGCTGTCCAGATATTTGTTAATGGAGGACTGCCTGTCTCTGTTCACAAGCGTATTAAGAGAAGCCGCGTCCGCCTCGTCGTCAATAATGAAGAGCGGGTTACCCTTCATAAATCCGGTTGAATTCAGGATGTTTGACCAGAGTTTCAAAATACGGGCGTTCTTTTTCAAAACAATGATGGCCGGCTCAATGAGGCTGTTGTCCGTAAACAGTCCCGCGTCGTTTTCTCCGCAGATACAGAAACCGTCCAGGTCGGATTTTACACGGTCAAGCGTCTGCTGCTGAAGAACCACGTTGTCCGTAGTTAAAAGCACAAAAGCAGGAAAGCCGAGATCCGCCGCGCGGCACATAATACCGAACATCTGGCCTGTTTTTCCGGACTGGATATTGCCGAGCAGGAGTCCAATTTCATGGTCGGTGAACGAGAATTTTTTCAGATATCTGTCTCCGACTTCTTCCGCTGTTTTTGCAATGGATCCTGCGAGTTTTGGATTTCCTCTGTCTGTTATCTTTTTCAGGTATGTTTTCAGATACTGCATTCACCGTCACCTCTCATTCTTCTTCCTCATTTTTGCCCGTGAAGGAGAGCATCCAAACATCGAGCCGATTTCCATCCTCATCCAGCGCAGTCTGACCTGTCTTTTTGAAAAGAAGCCGATCGCAACCGTATTCCTCCAGCATCTCCTGTGTAATCATGCCTTTCCGTTCCGTGTCCTGCGCAGTGTTGTTAACTGGTGTGACAATGCCGGCAGCCGCAAGACGTCCTTTGAGCCATCTTCCCATAATAAGCTCGTCACCGACTGCGCTGAACTGCTTGTTGTTATCACTGGTTGTATGAGCTTTGAACCAGTAGCCGTCGTCTGTGATAACAAAAAAGGGAACATTCTTCGCCGGATAGCCATCCATTTTGTATATCTGAGCCCCGACTGTAAGCTGCGTCTCATACCAGTCGCGGGCTTTTCTTTTGCTTCTCGGCGCGGCGTAGCATACATTGATATTGGACTTAGTGAAATGTTTTCCGTCGTCGAGGAAACGTTCGTCTGATTTCGGCACTTTCAGCTGCAGATAAAAGGATACTTCTGCCGGCCTCTGTTCATAGAAGACAACATTAGGCTGCGGAACCGGTGTAACCAATTCAATGCCGTTGAGTGCAGTATTTGTTTCCCGAACAAGAGGTATGTCTTTGATATCCGCAATATCAGCGGAGACAGATTTCAAACTTTCGATGTGCGCTGCTGTCTCTGCAGCTTCCGCAGCGTCTTCCGTTAAGGCCGCCGTTTCATATTGTCTGCGGTTTGATGCTTCCAATTTTATGGCTCCGAGATTTGCTGATCCGATTATCGCCGAAAACGGAACTCCGTCTTTGTAGAAGCAATACACTTTCCCGTGATATTTGAACGCCTTCACAAGGCGGATTTCTCCTATACCTGCATCGCGCCATTTCTGGTTGATTTTCAGTGCCTGGCGGTACGACCGTTCAGGCATGCTTTCTATGTAATACATTCCGATTGTCAGACATATGGAATGCAGCCCGTAGCTGTCAACTAACCTTTCCAGCTCATCCAATGACGCCGAAGAAGTGTATCCGACAGCAATTTCTACCCTGTCGGCTTTTTTCATCTGCTCGTTAAAGCAGTCTATTATCGTTTCTTGCCCTTCCCGTGTGCCAAGAGGAAGGATGTTTGAATACAATAATTTCACGTATTTCCTCCTTAATCATCCACCGTTTCAAGAATATCTTCGATGTGGCAGTTCAGTGTTTCGCAGATCTTCAGGAGGACATCGGTGGTGATGTTCGCTCCCTTGCCGAGCTTGGCGATAGAAGCCGCGCTGACGTGTGCCGCATCTTTTAATTCCATTTGTGTCATGTTCTTGTCGATCAGCATTTTCCAAAGTTTGTTATAGCTGATATGCATTTCCCAATCCTCCTTACCACTTGCCTGTCATCATATCGAAATGTTATCCCTGTCCCATGCAGCGGAAGATCATCTCGAATGTGTCACGATACATCTGTTCATCCAGAAATTCATCGGTGTAATGAATCCCGTCGTTGACGCCTGTAACATCAGATGTGATATACGCCAGAAGCACTTTCGCAAGTTCATACTGTTCGGTATCTTCCGCACCGTCTTCGCAGCGAATAAAGTCCGCCTTGTAATCCACCAGTATACACTGCCACAGATCGTCGCCGTCATAGCCGCAAAGCTGCAGAAAGTATTACTCCAGAATTCGGCGCATGATGCTTTTGAGCGGAATGCTGCTTTTTACTTCTCCGTACGAGTCCCAAAGCGCCGCATAGGAGTTCTTGACCGGATTAACGTTCATGCGGCTTGTCGGGCGATCCGGATCAACCTTATCAAACAGTTTGACCGATGACTTGTTGTTGATCTTTCGAATAAGATAGAACGATACAAAATCCCACTGGCTGGCGTAAGTGTATGTAACTTCCTTGTGGAAGTAGGCGTTGTGCGTGAGTATAAAAATCTGCTTGATGAAATTTCCGGAAACAACAGCTCCTCTCTGTACCGCGCTGTTGCGGCAGAATTCTATCATCTTTCTGATCTGTGCGCCGACAATGAAAAGCGTTCCGCTGTCCATGCTGGGAACAGGGTCGTCTATTACGACGATTTTCGGTTTGATGTCTTTATCCGTATTGTCTCCGCCAAATACCTGCTGCTGAAAGTACAGGAAGGCAATGAAGTTCTTCTCGCCTTCGCTGAGGTTCTTGACAACTGACTTTTTGCCGGTTTCCTCGTCCGTACGGACGACGGCATAGTTGCGCACAGGCGATGGAACAACTCGCTTTATAGTGCCGTCAGGCTGCGGAACGTCATCCCAGTGCGAGACAAGCTCTGAGTTCATGTCCATCGCGACGGCATTGAGCACCATCTATCATATCACAGTTCCACAAGGTTTTGCATTGAGCCTTATTTTTCTTTAGCAACACGCTCCATGATGTCTTCGACCTGACAGTCGAGAGCTTCACATATTCTCAATAGGACATCTGTCGTGACATTCTCGCAGCGCCCCATCTTTGCTATGGATGCTGCGCTTACATCACTCATTTTTTGAAGTTCCTTCTTCTTGATATCCCTATCAATAAGCATCTTCCACAAACGGTTGTAGCTGAATTCTGTTTTAAGTTCTTTCTTATTTTTTCTTGTCTGTGCCATCATTCCTCTCCTTATTCCAAGCCCATCCGAAGAGCTCATTTCTTTCAGGTGATAATTCCAACACAGCGTTCTCGTTCACAATACGTTGTGTCTCTTCGCTATATGAATCCAATATGTCATAAGCCATAAAGACCTGCTTGCCGCTCTCCTTCTGCTTCTCATAAACCTTGATTATTTCCGAAAATACAGACTTCTCGATATTTTTAAGAAGGACTGAATCATGAACCACAAACGGAACAGGCGCTATTGCCATGTTCGCCAGATCGAATGTTATCAATCCCCGGTACTGTGCGCCAGTTCCACCATCGTTTGGCGTTTTGAATGTATACTTATTTAACTTCTCCAGTCGCAATATTGGCGGCATGTGCTGTTCGTCATGCAGTATTTCCAGCGTTATTTCGCGCATCTTCTGATTCACAGAGCTTTCTATCTGCATAAGCTGCTGGCTTATGACCTCATCGCGGGTCTGAGCATAATTTGATGCCACTTTCTTCAGACGCTCCAGTTCATCGAAGTTATTGTTAGCTTCATGCAGATTATTCAGCTCTGTCGTGATTCTGGCATACTCATTCAGGATTGCCTGCGACACATTTGGTACGGTTTTCGTCTGAATTATCTCGTCCTTAATCTTCACAATCTCATTGTTAAGAAGAACATATGTAGTAGAGAGATCCTTTTCCGTCTCCTGAAATTCGTCATTCAGAATTTTCGACAGCTTCTGATGGAACCTTTCTATATCCTCAAGTGCCTTAAAATCCTCGGCGGGGAAAAATTTTTCCAATGCTGAGAAAGTTCTCTTGAACTCCTTCTTCTGGCCGGTCATATCTCGTCTGACTGCATTAAGCTGCGTCTGAACAGCCGCCTTTTGTCTTCGATAATTGATGAGTTTTTCCTGAAGTTCAGATAAATGTTGTGCCGTCATGCTGTCGAGATCAAGCAGCCCCTGATTATTTTCCTGAGCCAGCTTTTTCTCTTGTTCCTCAAGTTCAGCAATACGAAGCTCGTTTGCTTCTTTTTCCTTCTGGGTTTTTGTGGCTCTTACATGGTTGTACTGCTGGGTAGTTTTTCGAAATGACTCCTTTTCATCTTCTGCAGCCGCGGCCTGCTTACTCTGCGCTTCTACTGCGGCGTATCTGTCGAAGAGCTTCATATAGCTCTTAATCGCATCAGCTACTTTTTCATCCTTTGCCGCCTGAAGAGGTCTTTCTTCATCCAGAGTTTCTCTTTTGTAAACTCTGATAAATCGCCCAACGGCGCAGCGCCATGTAATCCCATCAGCAGTCAGACCGTATTTTCCGCACAAGAATGCTCCATAAGCCTTTTTAGACAAAGGCTCTTCATCCGGCAATGGCCGATAATTTTCATCACACTTCACGACTTCCTTATATTTGACAGTATTTCTGGAGAAATGATAATCCTCGCCATCAAATCGAAATGTAAAGTTAATCGTGTGCTCGCCCACATTATCTTGAACATCGGTGCATTTCTTCACATAGTCGTCACCGCCAAAAACGAAATCAAGAATCATAAGGAATGTCGATTTTCCTATTGAATTCGAACCGTTGTCATCACCGAGAACAGCATTCAGTCCTTCATGAAAGCGGATCGGCGCTCGCATTTCTCCATTCTTTTGAAATTTATCGCATTGAATTTCAACCAACATAGTGGAGCACCTCCTCGTCGATCTTTATTTTGTTCATGGCATAAAGGCAATCGAGGACTTCCACGAACTCACTTATATTCTTGATCTTGCTTTTTCGAACTTTCGCATAAAGTTCTTGTGGTGTCATGTCGTTCTTCTCCAAAAGTTCCAGTACAACCGGAAACTTTGCGATGGTGCTCTCTTTATATGGAGTCACTTTACTAGGAAGCTTCATTATGGAACACCTCACAATTCTGTACAAAGAAAGCAACGACTATGTTGCATGCCAGTCGACTTTCTGTTCCCAAACCAGCCTTATTACGAATCCATTCTGACAGATTGGTAATGATATCCGCCTGTAGAAGTCCTGCCTTCTCCAACTTTGAAGAACTTATCTTTACTTCAGCCGCAATGGTGTCAAAATCTGACGTCGAATTCGAAAAGACCTTCTCTATATATCGGTAGTATGTAACCACCTGCACCTTGGTCTCATTCTTCAGAATGAAATTCTCCGGCTTAAACTTTTCATCTACGCGTAGAGCATTGTATTCAAGCTCAACAAGTTCAGACGCATCCTTTATCTGGCTCAGCGCATCAAGTACAGTTCGGATATCTTCCTCAAGTTGAACACCGTTTACTTCCATCTTGGCCTTATAATTTTGAGTCAGTTCCTTCTTTATTTCATAAAGCTGGCTATACTCCTCAACGGTAGGATCGATTGAATATTTTTCCGCGCAGCCAACATCCAGGGCTATCAGGTTTTCCAGCTTATTCAGATGCGCAGGAGCAGGATGAACAACTTTAAATGCTGCTGCAGTATCTTCGTCTAAATCATCAGGGAAGATCTGTGTAATCGCATATCGTTTGATTGCCTTCCCTTTAATCGTGTCTACGAGTTTCTTATGGCATAGCGGGCATTCATAGTTTGCTTCCGCAAGTAATGGTGCATCGGCATACTTTACCTCTGCGCCCACCTTCTTATTCGATTTATTGACAGCATAAAGAAATACCTCTCCCAGAAACTTGGGCTCGTCACCTTTTTCATGAAAGGCGATGAGCTTTTTCTTTTTGCTCTCAGAAATGCTGTCATCCGCTTCAATAACCTTCACCAGCATATCGGTAGTGTCATCAAGCGTATGCGGATTCAGATCTTTAGCTACCTCATTTCTGAAATACTTAATCGTATCGTCTATGACATTCTGCTTTGTAGAAGCCTGCTTAATTCCATCTGGTACATTATCGTCTCTGCTGACAATTCGGCTGATCTTCTTAGGGCTAAGATTGGATGTACTGAATCCATTTTCTATAACATAGCCCTGATCATTTATTGCATTCAGAAGAAATCGTCCTGCAGATTCCTGTTTATCATGCTCAACCAGGCCTTTCCGCATGATATCGATATAAGACGACATATTCAATTCGTTTATCAAACCTATCTCCCTTCTCATGCTCCGGAAAAACACTGGCAAAACGGAGGCAAAACAGAGGCAAATACTTTCTCCTCTAAAAGTTTTATCCTTGAGATGTAATCAGAAAGCAGGTACAAACCTAAAAACGTATTTATATTTTACCAAATTATCTAAGTATTTTCTACGCTTTTTGAGAATTTTTTGTGCTATCGCTTAATTTTTCTTCTGATTTCATTCCATCAACAGCCTAACAGCAATGATGGAAAGCACCCCATCAATCTGGCAATTATTTGTCCGCATTGTGAGAGCGCAATTGACCTGGGCATGTCGCTAAACTGTCCGGCCCTCACAGACGTTCACCCGGTGCACAGAGGTGGCTCGAGCGACTGTGATGGTCACAAACGAATAGAGAAACCAGTCTACGAGCATGGCTGGCCCAATCGAAACGTGGATTTCCCGTTCCGGATAGGTCAACCATGCTCTTTTTTGCTCTGCCTCCGGTTCGGGAGTGAACCGGAGGCATTGAAAATGCAAAACAAGGACAATCACAGTAATTGCGTCTTCGACAAGACCACCCGCACTTGGTTCGAGGTCTCAGAGAAAAAGTATCGCGAGTACGACCGCTGGCGTACCGCGCTTCGCAAACGTATGCAGTATCACGGCGAATGTTCCTGCACACGCAATAAGTGGTGGCTGTGTGACGGGGTTTGCCAGGACTGCGTATTCCACAATTACACTACCATTTCATTGGATGAGCCACTCCCTGATGGCAATGGAACGCGGGGAGATTACATTCAAGATGGCAATCCAACGCCAGAAAGCTTAATGGCTAATCACGACCTGCTGGAATATCTCATCATGCGTCTTCATGAAACTGACCCAGAGGCAGACCGCATCATCCAACTTCTACAGGATGGGGTCTCTGCCCGTAAGATAGCCGAAATTCTTGGACGCAAACAACGTACCTTTTCTAAGGAACTGAAGGACTTCCGCGATATGTATCGTCACCTCCTTGATAATTAATCTCATCTCATAATAAAAAAATCCGGTACAAGACATCCTTCTCGATGTCCTGTACCGGATTTTTTCATGCTGTCTTCTCTTATATAGTAGCCTTGACCGGCACCGCGCCTATACGATACCACGACAAACGCCAGTTTCTGTCTTGGCTGTTCGCATATTCTCCCGTCACTTCCCCTTCAGCTGCTCCATAACCTTTCTTAGCTTCTCCGGCACAGGCAGCCCGATGCGCGCAGCATTTTCGGTGATGGAAATGCCCTCGTTGGCGCAATAGAAGAAAATCACGGCCGTCCTGAGCATGCTGCCGCTGCCGATGATCTGTGTATCGAGGAGGTTCGCCATGCCGACGAGGCAGAAGATCATCACTTTCTGGCAGATGCCCTTGAAGCCGGTCTCGCTTGACAGTCGTTTCTCGACGATGGCGCAGAGGACGCCCGTGATGTAGTCAAGTACGACAAAGGCCACGAGGACGGTCAGCAGGCCGTCCATGCCGCCGAAGAAGTCACCGAGAAAAGCGCCGATTCCCGCTGCCCAGCAGCGTATATGTTCCATGTCAGTTATCTCCTTTCATCCATCTTCCGCATTGCCTCGTAGGCCGGAGGCGCGCGTTGAGGCAGGTACTTCCGGTTTCAATTTTTTTCCTGCCGCCTCTCCCGCAGCGGTATAGCTCGCCCTTATGGGAAACAAGCCACATGCCCGGACGCGTCTTGCAGGCGATGAGCCTGTCTCCCGGCTCGCAGCCGTCCAGCTCACAGATTTCCTCACCCCTTATCGTCTTAAGCGTATAGCGGTACGCGTTCGGATTGCGGCTTGAAGATTCCATCTGTGTTTTCTCTCGCCGCTCCATCGCGAGGCGAAAGCCGTCCGGCAGCGGCAGGTCGATGCTGTCGATGACGTCAATAAATCCTTTCTTCACATCATCGTCTTCCACAGAGATACCTGAAATTGATAAGACGCGGCCGCTCGTGTATTTTTCACGCAGAATCGAAATGGCCGAAGGTGCCGCCGCCATCTCAAGCTCATAGACGACCGACAGAAAGTCAAAACTTTTCTCATCTGCCGCCCAACAATAATCCGGCGCGCCAGAGCAGGAAAGGTGATCGCCCGACATGTAAATCGTTCTCCCTATGCCCCGCAGAAACAGGCAGTAGTCCTGCTCCGATTCCTGCCAGCCGCCGATGATCTCGCATTGTTCCAGCTGGAGAACCGTCTTTTCTTCCGGTCTCCCGGAGGGTGCGTCTTTCGCGAGCTGCCGGAGCGCCGCCGCGCCTGCCATCCTTGCACCTTCCCGCAACAGGGGGAGATGGACAATATCCTCTGCTGCGGCGTACCAGTCTCTGATGCCATACCTTTCGTGTACGCCGTTATCAAAATAGATGCCGAACTTGCTGCCTATGTCTTCTCCATAGTCGCGGGAACTGTAACCAACCGTGCCATTCTCCCGGCGATAGGCTTCTCCGAGGAGTTCCCGCGGTTCGCCTGCCGCGCTCAAGGAGACATCCACTACGTCATATTTATTTGAAAAAGCGACCTCGCTACCCCGGTTTACCATCAAACTGTGCATAGCGCCCTTTGCTCCTGTCCGCAGCGTTTTCCCGCGATACAGGCAGTGCGTGCCGTCGCTCAAAAAGATGGGAATCCGCTGTTTGCTGCCGACCGTGACGAGTGCCGCCTCCCCGCCTTCCGCGAGATTTCCGTAGACGCAGCGGCCGTCCGTCCAGACGAGGTCGCCCGTTTCGATGGTTTGATTTCCGATGGCCCGCAGCCATCTGCCGCCAGCGAGCACATTGCCGCCGCTGACGGCTGTCACTCTTTCCTGGTGCATCCTCTCACGCTCCTATAATGACGGCCGTTCCATCCCGCGCGATCAGCACCCAGACGCGGCTGCCGTCGCTCGTATCCGCATCGACGGCGGCTTTCATCGGATAGCTGCGCTCACCGATGCGGACTCTGCCGTCCTCGATGATGCCGCGCTGCGCTTTCTGCTCCGCGTTTTCCCGCATGCGCTTCCTGCCTGTCCGCAGGGCTTCCGCGAGTCCGTCGATTCCGTTCATCAATACCACCTCGCAATCGTGATGCTTTGCCGCAGACTGCGCGGCGTGAGCGTTACCTGGTTGGACACGAGGAAATACTCGCAGCCCTCGAACCTGACGCGCTCCGTGAAGTCCAAGATATGCTTTACCTCCGGCACGCCGTTTCTGACGCGCGAGACAATCTCCATAGTCACGGTTTCCTTCGTCCTGCGGTTGAGCCACTCGATTTCCTCCGTGAGCAGCGCGAGATAGTCGTCGCCTTTGACGGGGAACTCCGTGTCGATGAGCGACGCGGCGGACGGCTCGCCTTTGCCCTCGACGCGCACATAGTGCGAGCCGAGAGCGAGGTTCGACTGATTGATGGTGTAGCGGCTCGCCTTGCCGCCGGGCTTTCCCTGCGAGAGGGTGCTGCCTGTGTTCTCTCCATCAACGTAGACGGTCGTTGCGTACCAGCCCATGCCGAGCGGCGCGTGGTAAGTGACGCGTTCGCTTACCGGATTGTTCCAGTCCTGCCAGTCGTATTCGCTGTGCTCCCTGCCGTCATCGACGGCCTCCGTCGTGCGCTCCGTTTCCCTGAAGAGGTAGATGTCGCGGCCTGTTTTCGCGTAGGCGTATTCCGTGAGGCTGGTCGAGCCATCCTTGTTGTGCGTGCGCTTGCGCGTGAGATAGCCGTCCGTGTAGGTGTAGTCCGTCGCGCCGTTCTCGTTGGTCTCACGCACGAGGAAGCCGTTTTCATAGGTACGGCTGATCTCCCCGAGCGAGATGGTGCCGGTAAAGGGAATCGGCGCGTCCTCCGCATCGCTGTGCGCCTGATCGCTTTCGTTCTCCCGGCCGCTATGCCAGAGGGAACGGACGAGCTTGCGGTCGATGGTCGGCCGGGTGTGCGGCCAGTCCGTGATGTCGGTCACGGCGTTCTCCTGCCCGCGCTGGATGATGTGGAGCGTATCGCCCCGGATGAACACGTTGACCTGCCGGTGCGGCAGCTTCGCCGTCCAGCCGAAAAGCGCCGCGATGAAGTCCTGATACGTCATGCCGCTCTCCTCGAAATTCTGCGAGGGGATGAAGTCATCACAGCGGAAATCGAGCGCGAGGCCCAGTGCGTCCGCGATGCCCTCGGCATAATACGAGACGTTCGCCTCATCCACGCACACGTTGATGGCCGTATAGAGCAGCTTGTCCCGGCTGTACGTCCCCTTCGCCGTCTGGAGCAAGTCCTGCTGGCTCGTCTCCTCCACGAGGAAACGGAAGGGATAGTCGAGGAGCTTTCCCGCAACCTCCGCCTCGATGGTGAGCGGCCGCACCGTTTCCAAGCGATAGGTGTCCGATAGCGTCAGCTCGCCAAGCGTCATGGAGAAAGAGCGGATACCTTGGGCGTGAAAGCTCGTCAGAAGTTCCGACTGGTATTCCGGCTCGTAGCGCAGGACATGCGGCACACGTCTTGAGGTATCTGCGTTTTCCCGCTCCGATTTTTTGAGCTGCCGCCTGCTGTCCGCGTGTTGCCGCGCCGATGCCCGCAGGCAGCGCCTCAGGTCTGCCTCTGCCCGTATTGCCAGCACCTTGACCATGCGAAGCGGAGCCGTCGCCTTCTGCGCCTCTCCCACCTTCCGGCAAAGCTCTCCCCGCTGCACCGCATGGTTCCGTGAAAGGATGCGGGAGGTATCAACCCTGCGGACACAGTACGTTCCACCCACGCAGCGGGCCAAATCCGCTTTCGCTATCTGCGAGTTTTGGATGCACCGCGCCAGGCGCGCTTCGGTAAAGGCCAGCAGGGAGGAGCGCACCTCGCGCAGGGTATCCGCCGCCGTGAGATTGGCCGCTGTCACTTCGCGCCTGGTATCGGCAGACGCTTTGCTCCCGGTTCCTACCACGCGACGCAAATCGATGCTGCGCTTCTCCAGATGAGACGTCTCCGGCACGAGGCACAGCCAGACGGACGGCTTCAAGGCCGCGTGTCCGAAGAACGCACCTTCAAGAAACGTCTGCGGCATCACGGACGCCCTGCCGAAAAAGCTTCCCTCGAGATATGCCTGCGGCTTCAGTGAGATCTTCATGTCAGACTCCTGTCTTCCATCCGACGGCCAATCCGTTCAGTCCGTCTACCGTACCCTCGAGCGGATGGTAATCGCAGATAACCCCCGCTGCGTCGCTCTGGAGCGGCTGTGTGCTATATTCCGTCAGGGTGCCGCTCATGCTCTGGATTCCCGTGAGCGTACCGCCGCCGGATTCCATCTGATACGCCGGATTCCCAATGACTGCCACGCCCGTCACCCGGGAACTGCCGCCACAGGAATCCGCGAGCGCTTCCATATCAAGATACTGAAGCAGTGTCTGCCCTGCGTCCGTTGCGATATAGGAGCCGTCTCCCATCTGCGTCATGTCAGACTCAATGCCGACGGCGGGTACCGATACGAGCTGCGTCCTCTTGTCAAACGCCGTGTCCGAAATGATGATATCGGATATCAGCAAGAGCTCCGAATTGCTCATAACCGTGACATAGCTGTCGCTCCAGTTGTAGCATTTGATTGCGCCATTTATATATTGCACCCCATTGAACCATAGCTCGAATGCTCCGTCCTGCTCGTTCCCTGTCCCGCGCTTGACATGCATATAGACGGAGTTGACTTTTCCCGCGAAAAGATGGCACTCCGCTTTCAGTTCCTCCATTTCGGACTTGTACACCGGCATTTTTTTAGGGTCAAGCCCGGTTCCAGAGCAATAAGGTTCCACGAAGAATTGATTCGTGGCTTCATACGTGTAAAATCGAAGGCCGAATCCGTTATAGAGCACCTTCGCCTCAAATGCCTTGGGAACTTCCTTGCTTGTCGGCAAATAGACATCGAACCTGATCCAGAGTTCCTTCAGAACGGCCTCCAGCTTCACCCCGCATCTATCCTTTGGCTGCAGAATTCCATATCCCGTCCTGCTGCGCTCGCTCGTTGCCACCGTCGCTCCTCCCGCCACGTCGAGGAGTCCGGCAAAGCCGGGATTGACGTAATGAAAGCTCATGATCATGCCCCCTCATCCGCTGCGACGAGTCCCTCCGCCTGGAGCGACACACTCGTGTCATTCGACGGCTTCTCGTCCTTGGAGCTCATCGCCTTCACCCAGAAGGCTCTGTTATAGCTCCCCACCTGCTCGAGCGTGATGGATTCCTCCCAGGCGCCGTTCGCGTCGGCGTCCTCGGGACTGCCAAAATCCCCGTCCGGCGCGAGCTTCCATTTCGCGGCGTTCGCGCCGACGAGTTTCAGTGTGGTATTGCCCTCGATGTGATAGCCTTCATCGCAGCGCACGGCGCACATGATGACCTTCGACTCCTCCTTCGCCGCGTCGAGCGTGACGGAGATGGGCGAAAGCCCCGTTCCCGCGCTGGCCTCCGTGCCGTCCGTCCCTTCCTTCGAGATGTTCCCGTAATAGATGTGCAGCTGATTCGCCATATTCATACCCTCCAAAATTCCAGCGTAACTTTATAGACCCGGGGAAAGCGGTCGACGTAGGCGTAGCTTTTGACCACGACGCGCAGATCCCGCCAGAGGTTTCCCGCCTCATCCTCGACCGTGACAAGTTTCCTCTGTTCCCAGAACTCGCAGATACTTTTCCAGCCGTCCTCGAGCACGGTCACGGTGCAGGAAATCTTATCACCCTCCGGCACGCGGCCGAAGTCCTGCACGACGCTCCCGCCGATGATCTCGACCTGCTGCTGGCGGTCGTCCGGGATGATCTGCCAGTTCTCCGTGTCGAGCGTTGTGACCTCACCAATTCGAATATGTATTTCCGCCACCTCCCAGCGCGTTCTCCACAGCCGGACGGATGCGGTCGGCCACCTGATCGGCGAGGAGCCGCATGCCCTCGTTATCCTGCGTCACGGCGTTCTCAATGTTGACGGCGATCTGCACCTGCGGCACCGCTGCCATATTTGGTGCCTGCGGGATGCGATTCTCAGTTCCCTGCTGCGGCACGAGCTGCCGCATCTTTTCGTCAAACTGCTCAGAAAGGCTGCCGAGGATTTCATCGTAGCTGTATGTCCTGCCGTCGATCTCCGCCGAGAAACTCTGCCGCGCGGCCTCTTTTTCCCGCGCCATTTCCTCCGGATTGCGGAAGTTCGGCAGGAGATTCTCGAGCATGTGCTTCTGCGCTTTCTGAAAACCTGCGAGCTGCTCCGGCGTCATGGCGAGGTCGTCCATGGTGAAGCCGTGCGTTTCCTTGTAGTAGTCGGCCAGGCCGCGCTCGCCGCCAGTGAGATACGCCCGGAATTCCTCCTTCTGCGACTGGAGCACTTCGAGCGCCGCGCTGCGCCTGGCATCGAGCTTTTCCTTCTCGGCCCACTTCGTCGCGCGGACTTCCTCGAGGCCTTTCTCTATCCAGGCTTTCTTCTCGCGCTCGATTTCCGCGAGGCGGTTCTCAAGCGTCGTATGATAGATGCTGTCGATCTTGGCGGCGGCTTCCTCCTCGAACGCCTCGCGGATCTGCGCCTTGCGCTCCTCGGCCCAGGAGGCCGCCTGCGCTTCATCGAGTCCCTTCCTGCGGTAGGCCGCCGCCTCACGGTCGATGTCCGCGAGCTGGTTTTCAAGCGCCGTATGGCGGACGGCGGCGACCTTCGCGAGCACGTTCGTCTCGAAATCCTCGTAGATGCGCGCCCGCTTCTGCTGCAGGTAGGCGTCGGCGAATGCGGCGTCCGCGCCGGACTTCCGGTACTTTTCCGCCTGCCGCTCCGCCTCATGCAGAGAAGTTTCAAGCTCGCTGTGCGTGAGGGAAAAGAGGCTTTCCTTGAGCTCTTCACTGGCTTTAGCAGCCGCCTTGACCGCGGCGGCATTCGCCCGGGCCGTCCGGGCGTTCTCCTCCTGGGCGCGGCTGTTCCTCCGCAGGGCCTCCTCCGCCTCACGCGCGGCCTTCTTTTCCCGCTCGAGCGCCTCATCGGCTTTCTTCCAGTCCTGGAATTTTTCCGTACTCGTGCCAAACTCATAGGTGCCGAGCGCGCCGACGATGGCGCCGCCTGCCGCGCCGACCCCAGTACCAATAACCGGCGCGAAGCTCCCCGCCACAGCGCCAGCGCCCGCGCCGACAAGCGCGCCGCTCAGGACGTCTTTCATGCCGCCGTGACGCGAAAGCGTCCCGATGTCAGAGAGCGTTTCTTTGACGGACTCCGAGTTGACGCCGAGGTCGCGCATGGCGTCCGCCACGCCCCGGATGACATCCACAGAGGTTTGCGCGAAGGTTCCCATCACGCCCGCGAGTTCCCCGATGGACGCCTTGTTCTCACGGATGCTCCCGATGAGGTCCTGGAAACCGCCGATGACCGAGGGCATGAGGTCCTCCGCCACGGGCATCAGCGCCGAGCCGAGCGCGAGCCTGAGCTGGCCCGCCTCCATCTCCATCTCGCGCCACTTGAGATATGTCTGATGCGCCTCCTCCGGATTCAGCAGGCCCGTGGTCTTGATATGCGAGGAAATCTCCATGAGATCGTCGTACTGCTCGAGTACGGGGATGAGCGCGGCTCCGCGTGCGCTGAGCACCTCGGCGGTGAAGGCCTCTTCCTCTCCGGCCGCCGCGGCGTTCTTGTAGCCCTGCGCCAGCTGCGCGAGCTGCTCGTTGAGCGGCAGGAGATGCCCGGTTTCGTCCGTCAGCGTGATGCCGAAACGCGTGAGCGCCTCGGTCATATTGTTTCCGTCCTCCCCGGCGGCCGCCACCTGCTTGTCGAGGCGCGCGAAGAGCGGAATAACGCCGTCGATGCTCGTGCCCGCGAGAGAAAAGACGCGGCTGAGCTGCGCGGCCTCCGCGCTCGTCGTGTGGAGCCGCTGCGTCAGGCGATAGATGTTCTCCCCAGCCTGCATCGCGTCGTGCGTGATGTTAAAAAGCCCCGCGCCCGTCGTACAGACAGCGAGAAACGCCGCCGTCTTGGCCGAAAGCAGGGAGAAGCCGCTGGAAAGGCGCGAGACGCCGCTCTTGGCGGCATCAAGTCCAACCGTGATTTTCTCGCCCATCGAGCGGCCCGTCATGCCAGCTGTTTTCATCTGCGCTGTGAGCTTCCGCAGCTCCGCCTCGAGCTGCGCGACTTCCTTCTGCTGCCGCAGGAGGTTCGACGCCGCGTAGCGCGTGTGCGAGCTGTCGGGATCTGTCTTCTGCGCCGCCTTGAGGACATTCGCGAGGATTTCCTCTTTCCGGCGCTGGATGTCGAGCTGCCGGTTGACGGCCTCGTACTTCACCTTCAACCGGTCGAGCTCTCTGCCCGCGCCCTCGAGCTTCGCGAGGTCGATGTCGGTTTTGAGCTTCAGCTGGTAGTTCTGCGAGTTGAGCCGGGAGACAGTCTCTGAGACTGTCTTTCCCGCCGTGTCGAAATCGAGCTGCAGCCGGGCGATGTCGAGTCCGAGGCTGATGTAGAGCTCGTCGATTTTCTGTCCTTTTGCCATGTCACATCACATCGTCGATGAATTTCTCCCGCCCCGCCGTTTCCACGCGCCGCAATACGGCCAGCTGGCCGAGCAGGAACGCGATCTCATGAGCGTCGACCTCCTGCATCGTCCAGCCGTAGATGCTCTGCAGGCGCTCGTAGTAGCGCAGGAGATTCTCGTAGGGAGAAAGGTTCAGCCCTTCTCCCCCTCGGCGTTTGGGATTTTTTCAAGGTGCGCGAACGCCTGCGACTGGATCCAGAGGAAGAGCTCGCGCACGAGCGGCACGATGTCCGCCACGCCGAGGTTCTCATCAACGGCCTCCCGCGTGACTTCTTTTCGGTCGAAGGCGAGGAGGATGAGCTCCACCTGCGCGTCGAGGAACTCCTCGACTGTGAGCTTTGTCTTGTCCTCGTCGTAAAACGCGAGGAATTTGCGCCAGACTTTCATCTTCGGCTCACGCGGCGTATATGTCTTTCCGTAAAGGGTAATCTTCGGCTTTTCCATCTCACACCTCCTGGAACCACTTCGCGGCGGTGTCCGCCGTGAAGCCCTCGGCTTCCTCATCCGCCTTGGCATACGAGCAGCCGTCCGAAAGCCGGTAGATAGCCTTGGCCGTCATAGTCGGCGTGTCGTACTTGACGCTTTCCTCTTTTGTGTTGCCCGTCTCCGACGGCTCCGTGAACTGCACCTTGTAGAATTTCGTGTAGCGCTTCCTGCCGCTGCGCTTGTCCGACTGGAACATGACGGCGAAGTACGGCGGCGTATCGTCTTTCTCGGCCTTCATCACGCCGTTTTCCATCTTGTGGCCGAAAAGATAGGCCGCGTACTCCAGGGGCAGCGCCGTCGTGTCGAAGGTCAGGTCGAACGAGGCCGTGCTCGTCGCCGTATCGATGCTCTGCCCGTCGGCGAAAAGTTCCGCCTGGCTCGTCTTGGGCTTGATGTCGATCTTGCGGAGCACCTTGCCGAGACTGACGGGCTTGTCATAGACCGCCGTGCCGCCGACGGGATCCTCGAGCAGCTTCGCCACATGAAATTTCTGGATGTTGATGAACTGTCCGCTCACGAGATTGGAGCGCGGCGCCGTATTCACGGCGGGCGTCGTTCCTGTTTCTGCCATTATGCTTCCACTCCTGTTCCGATACGAAAATCTATCGCCTTCACAAACATATTCTTCTCCGCGAATTCCACCGACTGGGCGCG